GCCAACTCAAAGTGCATCCAATCATAGTCCTTTGCCGGACCATAACCGATGAACCCGTGTTTGGTAAATATGTCAATCATTGCCTTGTATTCAGGCTTTGAGAATTGTGCAACTGGTTTCTTTGTTTTCAGTCCATTCCGGGCTGGGTCCAAATCAATGGCAATCCCCCAAGCGTGACGGCTCCATTTGGTTTTTGACCCCCTCATTGTTCGGATATTAACACACCCACCAAAAAGGTCAATACCAAGCCGTTGCAATTCAGTCAACCCGTAGTGGGCCAATAGATCAGCAAACACCGCTTTGAACGGACCAGCGGCCAGTTTATGGCATTGCATCCTTTTGGTGCTTACTTTGGTATCCCATGCGATTCGCATTGGATAAGGGAGGTCAATGACCACAAAATTGTCGGTGTTGCCGGGCTCACCGAATTTGCTCAAAATTTGGCTATCGGATAACATAACGGGCAATAAGTTTTCTAAAGGTAAACCCTAATGAAATTACAACCACAATCCAAAGCCACCAAAAGTAAAATTTGGCGTCCTTTTTTGCCTGATCCAAAGCCTTTTGGGTTTCCAGCATCCCCAAACTCATTTCGGCAAATTCATTGTTGCAAGCCTCCAATTGTAAGGCAATGGCCTCGGCTTTGGCATTGTCCTGACGGTAGACAATTTGGGTTTTGTACTTTGTTTTGACAACCGGGACCTTTTTGGTGATGACAATCGTGTCATTGACCCGGATTGTGTCAAATATGTATTCCCCCAAAAGTAGGGTGTCGGTAGTAACCGAATCCTTTACAATAATACTATCCCGTGACGGGAAACGGTCGGCACAAATACTGGCCAACCGCCCCGCTTGGGATAGTTTGGTTTCTGCCTTTTGCAATTGCTTTTCAGCATTGCATGACAATAGTGCAAGGCCCAAAATGGGCAAAAGTTTGTTCAACATGGTGTTCGTTTTACTTACCTGAAACATCGCCATCCTTGGCGATAATAAGGCCCAAAGCGGTCAAAGCGGCAACGATTTGTGCAGCCTGATTGTCAGACAAATAGCCCATGTAAGTAGCAAGGGCAACGGCCCCAACAAGGACCCCAGCGATTGTTGTTTTCCAACTTTTCATTTTTATCGGTTTTGTTTGTTTTGCAATTCCACCTGAATCTCACTGATTTTTTTGAAGATTGAATCCAGTTTCTGGCTGACATCTTCATCTTTTTTTTCAATGTGCTCAAGCCGGATGTCCAATTCCTTCAATTTGATTGTCATTTGGGTGTTCAATTTGACCCAGCCAAAAATGATGGCAATGGCTTGGCTACCCAAAAAAATCAACAATTCCTGACTCATTTTGCTTCCAATTGTTTTTTTGCTTCCTCGTAAATCTTCGCCCGTAGTCCCTCGGATTTTTTGGCTGGCAATTCCCCAAGGCCTTCAAATACCAAATTGACTTCCTCAACGGAAAGTTCCAATTTGACGGTTTTGGTTTCTTGGGTTGTAAATCCTAACAAGGCAAAAAGGCTGAATGTGATGAATAGGCGTTTCATATTGTTATTTTTTTTCGTTTATGAAGGTAAGACCATACTTGTTGCCTACCAAAACGAAGGGCCACAAATTGCAAGGGGTGGAATTGTTGCACCAGTCGGTGTAGTCCTTCCCTTGGATTATGAAGTTTCCATTAACAGAAACCGCCCCGTTTGACATCAACAGTTCCCAATAAAGTGTGGCCGTTGTTTTCAGATCGTCTGAAATAACCCGAACCCCCAAATGGGTGGACATCAATGAATCACTGAACTGGGCTTTGATTGGTTGAATTTTGACCGCTGAAATTGATGTGATGGTTGAGTCAATGGTTTGGGCATTTACCGACCCAAAGGCCAAGACGAAAAGGAAAATGATTGCTTTTTTCATTTGTGTTTTATTTAGAATTTATCAATTTAATTTTACCCAAGTTGTTCCGTTGTATCCCCACCAACCCAATGATGTGATTGTTGCACCGCTTCCATCTGTTGAGTAAACCATTAGACCAGTGGCTGGTGTTGCAATTGCTTCGGCTTGTGCCCCAGTCATTCTCGGAGGAAGGAAACCCATTGTTGTACTTTGAATGTCAAGAACTGCGGAAGCATTGGGAACTGTTATTGTTGTTCCTCCTGTCAAACACAATTTTCTTCCCCAAGCATAAGGAGTTGATGCGTCAGGGAGTGTTGACCAACAGGAAACATTGCTATTATTTACATAACTAAATGTTGCACTACCTTGAAATCCTTTAAAATATGTATTAGCGGAAGTAAAAAACGAAACATTTTGTGAGTTTAATTCAAACCCGGCACCATTATTAAATGTCAATGTGTTGTTTGGTTGTGATATATTAACACCTGCTCTTAAACCGCTATTTTCAAAAGTTATATTTCTTGAATTTGTTGTTGTTACAATTGTGACATCACCGGTCAGTCGGGTAGTTCCATTGACCTGAAATCGTTGCCCCCCATCTGTGGTTGTGCCAACCATAAAATTCCCCCCCGTTGTCAATCGTGCCAATGCAGCACCGCCACTCAATCCGGTTCTCCAAACATGACCATTTGTACCATCTAATGTGTAGGCACTATTCCCTCCAATAGTAAATTGTATTGTTCCATTTGTACTCAAAATCATTGAGGTACTGACCCTCCTTAAAGAATATCCATCACCTGCACCATTCGAAAATTGAATTGATGGAGTAGCTGAATAAAGGTTAATCACTCCCGTTGTTCCATTATCAAAACGCAATTCGGTACCGCTTATGCGTGTAGTTCCCGAAATATCGACAAGATATCCCCCGTCAGTAGTACCCGAACCAATTAACAAATTCCCATTTGCGAAAAATCTTGCTCGTTGTGTATTGTTTGTTTCTATTGTAAACGGGTGATTCGTTGTTGTTCCCAAATAACCATTGCTTGTAGCATAAGCACCAATACGCATATTTACACCCGATGTGATAAATGCGTTATATTGTGTATATGATGCAGCAGTACCTGTTGAACGAATCTCGCCATTTCCAGCAGTTACATCCAATTGTGCAGCAGGGGAATTGGTACCGATTCCCACATTTGTTCCATTGTCGAAAATAAATGAATTCCCAATAGTTCCCGATGCGGTAAACTTTGGTACATAGTTCGTAGTTCCTGACCCTCCGACCTTTCCGTTAAACGTAGTCCAATCAGCCGAACTCAAAGCACCACGATTCGTTCCCGATGCAGTTGGTAAATTGAATGTATGGGTTGCCGTTGAACTTGAAATGGCAAAGTCCGTCCCACTTGTCCCGGTTGCAAAATATTGAGTCGGGGCAGTCAGTCCGTTGAGTGACCCAATACCAGTTGTGAAAGTAGTATGAACCTCCCCAACATATCCGTTTTGTGTGTATAGGGTGACCGTTTTGCCGTTGGTGTTGGTTATGTAAAACTGAATGATGATTCGGTCAGTCACCGCCAATGTTGTGGTTGGAATTGAAACCGCCCAAGTGTATAGGTCAATGACATTTCCGTTTGTTATTTCCTCAATTGGTGATGTGGCAATGGTTGTGATTGTTGACCCATCCCACTTTTCAACCTCAATCCAAATTTGAGCATGGTTTGAACCTCCACCCGTTTCACTCAAATACGCATCAACCGTCCAAACACCAGCCGGAATTTGCAACAATCCGGGTCGGTTGACATCGGTAATGAAGTTAGCCAAGTTCCCGGTTGTTGATCTGGTGAAATTCGCAGCCGCAGAAGTGACCGCAGTGTCACCCAATTCATACATGGTAATCCCACCAAATGTCCCCAAATTGACACCACCATTGAAGTAGTAAATCTTACCACCACCACCGCCACCACCGACATTCCCAATGGAATCACGGAAGGCAAATGTTGATGTGCCACCTTTTACATAGTAAACCGAATCGGTCCCAGTTTTACGATATACATTTGAAATCCAAATGCCAGCCGTGTCGGTAGGGCTTACGCCAGCACGCAATTTGATCCATTGCGTCCCGGTATATTGATAAACTGTTGAATCGGTTGTCCGATAAAACAACGCACCCGGACCAGTTCCGCCACCCGTCCGAAGGCTTGGAGTGGTCCCCGATGGGATTGTGAAAGTTGAATCAAATTTGCCAGCAATCCATTTGTAGCGGCCATTGATATTGGTGTAGTTCGGAAACTGACCAAAGGCCTGAAAACTGGCAAACAAGAAAACAAATAAGACGAGTTTTTTCATATATCTCCAATTATGATTTGTATAGTTTCACCGGGGTTGAAGTCGGTGGCAAATTTTAAGAACCCAAAGGCTGGGGAATACTGAACTTGACGGGCCTCAAATGTCAAACTTGTGTCATTTGAAACAATCACATCATGTTCCAAGCCTTCCCGTGAACAGAAAAGCAAATGCACATAGGCAATCTCCGAATCGTATAAATACGGCTGCCCCGGTGTTGTGTTGTAAACGAAACTCTGTGTCATGAATCTTTCCACATTACCCATACAGTTTCACCCGGATTGAATGGGATATTTGAATCAAATGTGACCGATCCAGCCCCTGAATTGACACGGGCCAAACGATTGGTCGCAGTACCTGAAAAAACAGGATCGTAAACCGTACCCTCACGGGCAACGGCCAAAACGGTTTTGCCAGTGATTGACTTGGAATTGACCGAGTTGCCTGAAATCACATTGGTTCCGGCCGTGGTTGTCCAATAGTCCGAATCCACATTTTCCAACCCAACTGGTCCGGGGCTGGCATCAATCGTGAACCCACCCGTTCCGACTATGTTAACGGAGGCCTGAACCCATCCACTGACATCCCCCGAAATGGGTAGATTTTCGACCAACGCATAACCCTCAATTGTCTTGACATCCCCGTTTTCGTTGGTAAATTCAAACTGCCATTGTCTTTCGGCTCGTCTAACGCCATCCTGAAGCAAATAGAAGGGCGAATAACGGTCAACAGTGTTGTCGGTCACCAAAACCCCAGCGGCCGATCCTGACCAGTCAGAACGCCTCACACGACGCTTTGGGAATAGCCCGTCATTCACCCCGGTCCGCAAAATGATTTCATTGCTAAACTCAAACGAACACGATTTGGCACAAAAGACCGGAAACCAAGTGGCCCCGACCTTTATGCTGGCAATCATATTTCGCCCCTGAACCGCTTTATTGTCAGTCATTTGATAAGTATTTGAATGAATGCCCAGTGTAAACCTTTGGGATTGTAGAGTCCAAAACCTCAATAAACACCCCGTTCCACTCACACAAATCGGGGTCCTGATCAAAGTGCAGCAACTTGAACTTTTTGTTGTTTGTTGCCGGGTGATTGTCCATAAGAAAATAAGAGTGCATCAAATCAGGCAAATCGTAGCGATCCAATGAGTCCAAAACATAGGTGTCAAGTCCATCAATTGTTCCCTCAAAGATACTGAAAACACGATTGTATTGATTCCAAACGGCTTCCGATTGGATTTGTCCGTATGGCTTAATGTATCCGGAATCGGGTGGGCCATCTGGGAACACGGCAGCATTGTAAAAACCCTCTGGCTGACCGAATAAATCCCGACTGATTGTACAATTGACCGTTTCGGAAACGGTGGTCCCTCTTACCGAAATGACAGTCGCATTCACGATTGAACTATAAAAAACACTGGTGATTTGAGTGTACTGATTGTTATTGGAAGTCCCTGAAATGGTAATCATATCACCAAACCTAAAATTGACCGTTTGGTTGCCATCCACTTGAAAATAGTTACCATTGCTAAAAATGACCTCCCCCTCAAAAATCACAGTTGTGCCAACTACCTTTTGCAAAGCCCCTTTGTAAACAAGTGCCGGGCTATCTGTAATGAAAACCTCTTCATCCCGGCTGGCTTTGTAGTCACCATCTTGCTCAACCATGTGTTCTTGACCAGTGTAGCGTCCATAGGTTCCATTCACCCAAGGCATATATTCAAAACGGACATTGCTGAAATATGTGTCCCGTGTATTCCCGTAAAGGCTGGACCGATACAACAAAATGCGGATTTCACCACTGGTTGGGATTTCGGCACATTCGCCATCAAATAACCCAATGGCTTCCGTCATGTCATTCATGACATCGCCCTCAATGGCGAAAAACTTTTGAAATGTACGAAATGTTGAGGTGCATTGAACCCAAGCCTTTGCCGGGTCAACCGAAGTCCCTGAATCGTGTGTCCAAAATGTCCCATCGTTGCCATACAAACGAACCTGAACATGAAGGTCAATAAATGGACCAGAACCACCCACATCTGAACTCAACCGCCTTTCAAGGCTCAAATTGAATTTATCATATGCACTAACCTGAATAGCCTCACTCATTACAAATGTGAATCGTGCAGCATTGGCATCCAGATTCAAACTATGTGCAAACTGATTGCCAAAACTATCAAATAGTTTCTTTATGTAAATGCCAGTAGCTTGTGGGTCATCCGTTGAAGTGTTTGACCACAAATTTGCCCAGCATTCGGTTGTGTACGACTTGGCCGTGTATGTTACCCCGTCAATGACCTCATTTGGCAAATCTGCAATGAAATCACCGTGGTTGAACTCAATGTTGCATGGCAACTCATTCGGCAAATTGAAATTGAAAATGTGCTTTGTGAACTTGTAAGGCCGTTGCAAACTGACTTGAGTATCGTCATTCATGAACCCCATTTGGTAAAGGCTCATGTCTGACCCAATCAGTTTGTTGTATTCAACCTCTGGCAGTGGGCTGGCAATCGTTCCATCCGCATTGAAACGGACTTGAATTGAACTTTGTGCGTCAAATTCATCAATGGCACGAATGTACCATTCATCCTTTTGCTGGCTCAACTCACAATATTCGCCCAATATCTTTTCGAGGACAGTAAAACAATCCTCAAACTCACGATTCCCGGTTGCAAATGTCTGGGCATCCAAATAAATCGTGTTATACATGTGCCCCAAATAGTCGGTTGATTGCGTTGACTCCTTTACATTCATCTCAACAATCAATGTCTTTGATAGCCCCGTTTTTGCAAGGCATCCGGCAATGTATTCGGAAATTTTGAACTTGCCTTTGAACTGATCACCAAGGACATTCGTCAACGGCAAATCCTTAAGAAACCCAAGGCCGTCCGTTGCCGTCAAAACCAAAACATTCGGATCAGGCTGGAAATCCTGACGCAAATCACTAATTGACAACCAACCTTCAAAGATTGTGTTGCCAGTGTAATTCATGCAGATTTGTACCTTGTATTGATTATCACCACCCAAACCAAAAGTTATAATGTTGATGTTCGGGTTTGTATGTAGTCGAATTTCGCACGATTTCGAGCGAATCGGAGTAAATTTATCTTCGTTATTGTCCACCACACGGATGGTCACCGGGTTGTCAGCCAACTCAATTTCAACCGTTTCATTTGAGGGGTCGGTTTGGTCAATGATTAATACAATGACATTTTGCTCAAGCCCTTCATTCGTTGAATATAGGACTTGGCTATTGGTAAACTCTCCCCGGTAGGTTTTAGGCATTCACACGGTTTTGGCTGCGTTGTGTTCTCGCAGATGCAAGTAAAATGTCGTTACCTCTTACAATTGTCCGACCACCACCTGATCCAGATGCAAAAGCCGGACGGCCAGTAAATGACGAAAGGCGGTTATTTGGAATTACATTTCCACTAACCGATGGGACAAACAATTCAGGCCCACGCTCCCCGATAATGTAAGGTGATTTGCCACTCACTGGCCCACCATTTGCACGGCCGGGGAGTAAATTGGCAACACCACCCAAATCAAGGGCCGTGGCACCTCCCGGAACAATGGCATTCAAAATGGCACGGAAAATCAACGCCCGAATTGCTGCTTTTGCAATATCAAGAACCAATCCTTTCACTGCCTCACCAACGGCTTTGAAAACATTTTGACCAGCGAGGATGTCATCAAATGCCTGACTGAATGAATCACTAATTTGCGATGCGGCTTGTTGGGCAAATGACAATTGAGATTCCAAAGCCTTTTGTTGTTCAGCCAATTGTTTTGAAACCTCTGGTGAAACAATTTTTGGAAGTGGCTTGATGTTTTTGGCAATGCTATCATTGATCAATTTGCCAATTTGCTCACTTTCAGTTAGAATATCTTTTTGGTCCCTTTTAAGGGCCTCCAATACTGGATTCCGCAACTCCTTATCCAGTTTGGGAATGATTGGCTGAAAAACAAGGTCAAGCGGTTTGTCTTGCTTTACCTTTTTGATTTTTGGGGCTTTTATTTCGTCAAGTTTGACCCCTTTTGATAATTCTGACAAATCCTTTGTCAAACGCTCAACCTCGGCATTGAGGTTTTTTATTTCATTCGTTTGGGCTTGCGTTTGTTTTTTCTGCTTTTCAGCATATTGAGAACCAGCAACACTCCCGGCAATTTGTTTTCCGTAGGCTTTGGATATTTCGTTCCCAAAGTTTACAATTGTCTGCTCCTGATCAGTAAGTGTGACCCCTTGGGCTTTCAATAGTTTCTCAATAACCTGATCCAATTGGGCTTGCTTAATTTTAGCCGCCACAACTGTTTTCAGGCTTTCAACATAGGCATTGTATGACGAAGTCAGCCCAACGACTTGGTCACCCTCTAATTTTAGTCCACGGAAAATGTCAGGCTGGATTTGTTGCAACTCCTTAATGGCTTGCAATTTCCTTTGCCTTGTTTCAGTTTCACTCTTTAATACGGCAACGAATGAAGTTACTTGTGTGGCCTCTTTAGCGACCTCACCAAATATCCCATTGATTGAATCCTTTAATTTGTCAGAATCAGATTTCGCCTTTTCTGCCGCCTTCCCAGCCCCAAATAAATTGTCACCAAATTTGACCAATAAAGATGACGCAACCCCAATTGCCAAACCAATCCCAGCCGGGCCAGCCAATCCAGCGGCCAATGCTTTCAAAGCCCCAGTGGTTGATCCGGTAGATGTTTTCAATCGACCAAATGACTCAACAAGTGGATTCAGGTTGTTTGCAATTGCAGTGAATCCGTATGGGGCGTCTTGAGCAATACGGGAAAGGTCGGTCAGTGACTGGGTGGCCTTTTGGGTATTGTTTGCAGTCTTGCCAAGTGCATCCCCCGTGGCCCGTGAAATCTTATTTAGTTCGGCTTGCTTTTGTGCAATAATTCCTAACGCATTGGCATAAAATTTCTCCGATTTTGTATCGGCTAATTTTGCACGCAATACCGCAATGCCGTCTTGCAATTTTTTTGTCCGTTCAGCAACAAGACCAAGACCTTGGACGGCTTCACCGACATTCGCACCAATATTGACCGATAAATCAACCGCCATTGTTTTGTTTTTTTAGCCTCACCAATTCGTCACGCTCACGCTTCATCTTCAAAGCGTTTTTGATTTGATCCCGTGACATTTCCGTTTGCTCATCAAGTTGCCATGCTTCCATGACAAACCTTGCCCCTTGCCCCTTGCCGACAAACGATTCACAAATCAGTGCCGTTTGAAATCTCAATAGTTGGCTTTCAACTTTTACCTTCTCAATGTACCCCTTGCGAAGTAGATAATAATCATCCACCTCAAAGTTGTAAAATTGATCAGGCAAAACCCCAATTTGACCGAATGCCTCGGCCCTCATTTCATCCCAAGTCAGGGGTTTTCCACTTGGGCTGGGGCTTCCCCCATTTCCTTCGGCTTTTGAGCATCCACGAATTTATTGATTAACTCGGCCGCATCCGTGTCGGTCATTTCACCGACCCAAGTTTGGCACTGGTCAATTGTCACCAAATCAGTCGCTTTTGTGACCTTTTTGTGACAATTTATCCCGGCATAAACAATCCCGACGATGAAGTCAAATTGTTTGGCTGGGTTGCTAATCAATTCCCCCATTTGGAGGGGATCGGTGGTTGTGGCCTCCCCGAAAAACTTGGAAAACCACAACCGTCCGAAATCCAATGTTTGCTCAATTCCTCCGATGTTGTGCTGCGTTTGTTTCATGAATTATGATTGTGGTGTGATGTCAATGTCACCATCAATTTCGATGGTCATTGTGAATTTAGCAGTTTGACCGCTTGTATTTTGCTGACCAAGTGCAGCAATCCAACCGTAGCCACCATGGTAGATGTCATTCGCTGAATCAGTCAAATGCCAGTACTTTTGAGTGTTGTTTTGATACAAGGCTTGGAAGTCATTGTAAGACGCCTCACCAGCATCTGGGGCAACATCAACCACCGCATTCAAAGTGAATCGGTTGTTTGCCGGACCCATAGATTTCAATACACCACAGTTAGTTTCATCACTAACCACGTTGCGACTGCCGTCAAACGATCCCTCGCTTTGACATACAGCCGACTTTTTTGCACCAGCCGGTGTGTCCGAATATTCGATGAACATCACGGAGCCGGAAATTGTTGTTGGAGCAGCCATTTTTTAGTATTTATTTTTGATTAAGAAAATGCTCGTATCTCTTTATGACTCGGAAGATTTTTGTGCTTCCATCGTCTTCGTATATTTCGTCTTCGCTTTGAAGTGTTATTTGAGTGATTTGGTGATTTGTCAAAGTTATTCCAAAAGTGTTTGGACTTAACAAAATCAGGTCGCTAATTTCTTGAGCAACTTGGTAGGCCGTCACTGAATTTCCAATCGTTGGGTTCTTACAATTAATCTCAACCACAATAACCGCAGAACGGAAAAACCCACTATTGGTGATTCCAGTGTCCGTTGACCCCTCTGCCCGGATCAAAACATAGTTTGTGATTTGATTGATGGGTACGGAGTCCTTGTAAACGGGCAAACTGATCCCATTGAGCAGTTTGAACCATTCGGTTTTCAAATCATATAAAACCTCACTGTATGCCACTAAATATAGCGTTTAAGCGTTTGAAAAGATTAGTCCGAACCGTTGCAACGTGTTTGTAGAAAAACGGCTTTGGCGAAATACCATTTCGATAAATTGACCGGGCAATCAAAAAGGCAATCCCATCGGCCTTTTCTTTGGTGGCTATTTGCTTTCGAATTACCCACTCTTTGATGGCTTCAATGAGTGACAATGACCCAGTCCCTTTCAGGCCCTTAAATTGGCTCGCAACGTCCTCTAAACCAGCCGGAACAACCGCCTTGCTTTTAGTCCCAAACTCAATGAATGGGGCGTAAAAGGTTCCCACGAACACCTCATAATTGAAGTCATCCGTTTTGCGGTAGTCAATGGATTGTTGAAGTGTCCCACGATCGCCACCATTGTTTGATGCCGAACGCTTTGCCAATGCCACAAACTCCATGGCAGATGCCTCAAGTTCACCAGACACCTCGTACTGAATCGACTTTTTGGCCGACTCAATTTGTGCCTTAAATTGGTCCAGTCCTATGGTGTTTACTTGAATCAAGTGATTTGCCAATTTCGTGAGGTCAGTGTGGTATAATTAGCCAAACTCATAATGTTCAACAATCCACCCGTTTGGGCTCGGATTGCAAGCGTTCCGTTGTTTACATTATTATCAACCAAATGCTGCATGATTTCATCCGCAGCGTTTAGGTCTAAATTATTGAAGGCCAATTGCAATTTGTTGACACTTGCCGGGACCACAAACGATGTGGTCAAACCACCCACAATGCTCAAGTCAGTGATTGTGCTGGGTAGGTTATCCGGGGCCGTTGCAATTTGTCCACCGTTCATTAAAAAGTTGAATCGGTCAACATTCGGGGTGAAATAAAAGTCCATATTTGATGCCCCAAATACATTGAAGTCGTAAACACTGGCCGCCAAATCACTCCTCGGATATTGCAAATTGACCGCATTCGGCCACCTCAAAATATATGTGTGACTGCAAATGATTTGAAAATAAAGGGAACTATTCAATTGGAATCTTGAATATGTCCCACTCGGAACCGCTGCCACTCCATCCCCATAAGTCAAACCGGGGAAATCAGCAGAAGTGCCACCATTCCCACCGCCTCCGGGTGTCCCGTCAGGGAAAACCGTGTTATTGGTTGTCAGTGTGTTGTAAGTTCCCGTTGCAGTGATTAACACATTGAAACGCTTTTCATTGATGCGTTCAATGTTGGATATTTCATAGACCTTGCCAAAATACTGAATAATCCATTCGGTGGTCAGGACCATGTCAGGGCGAAATCTTACTTTGAATCGTTTTGTGTCTTGCAAATTGGTTTTGCCATTTTGCAAAGTAGAACCACCCCCAACGCTTTCGACCTCGGCCCATAGCGTGAAAAGCAGTTCAGTGTCCTCAAGCATATCCCCATTCTCATCCTGAACATTGGATATCTTGAAAATCTTGATTGGTTTGTATGTGCCTATCCCAGCCAAGTCATTGTTGTTTTGTAGGTTGATGCGAGAATTGTTGCTTCCTTGCTTATTCCGTCAACATTAACATCACCCCGGTTTTCATAACGGTAGGCAATCTCTTTGAGCATTGCGTCCTTTAATCGCTTGGGTAATGTTACATATCCAGCCTCATAAAGCATGACTAAATTGCCATACTCTGGCGTTTTTAAAATGCGTTTGTTCGAACTGGTGGTGTACTCCAATTCATCGGTTGCAAGCGACTCACCTTGTGGGTGTAGTTCAAAAATGTCAATAACTGGACCGAAAGGAATCTCAAAGTTCCCGGCATAGTTATCAAACTCAATTTGCCATGTCTTTGGGATGAATGAAAGCCCAGTGTACTCCTCCATGGCTTCACGGGTCCCACGAATCAAATCCTCAATCAACGCATCATCATCGTCAAATTCAGACGAAACGGATTCGTAGTTGTCAATGAAACCCTCCAAACGCAAATAGTCCTTCACCTCTTGAACCGTCAAAGGTTCTTCAATTCCGGACTCTTCCGTCAGGTCTTCCCAATCAATTAACAAATTGTAATTCATCCGATTTTTTTAAGAAGGGGGCCGAGTCACCCCGACCCCCTTTGTTGATCACCACATCAAACAAACAGCACAAATTTAGGATACGTTACCGAAATCTGCATAGATCAGAGCATCGGTACGCATCACATTGATATCCTCGAAGCACTCAACCCGAGCAGTAACCAAGTTACGCTGGAAGTTGTCGCTATCTTCGTAGCTGAACTCAACGCGGAGGCTTTCTGTTTCAACACGCTCCAGATAGTCGCTATCAATGATCAGAGCCTTGTCATCAGTTACCCAAGATGCACCGATAACGGGCACACCGCAGATACGGATGTTTCCAGAAGGATCAATGATAACACCACCGGGAACAGAGTAGTCAGATGGCTTGGTTTTCAGAAGGCGAGCCCACTGAGAATAGTTAACCAAAACGAAAGACGAATTGAAATTCGCGTTCAGTTGGTTAGCGATCCAGTCAACCAGTTGCTCTGCGTCA